GCGTCGCCCACGTACACGTGGCCTGAGCCGGGGATGACTAGCTGGTCAGCGTCGAGGGCCATCGACACCACCACCCTTTCTGTTGTTTGGTCGCGCCGGGTGGCGCGGTGGGTCACCCGCCGTGGCGGGGTCCTGGTGCTCTCGACCCGAGAGGGGTGCTGCCGTTGACCGGGCTAGGTCGTGGGCAGCGGGGCGGGCCGGACCGTCACGGTCACGTCCTGCACGTAACGAGGCTTCGCCGGTGCGAACGACTCGTCGGGGATGTAAGCGAGCGGACCGAACCGCACCCCGCACACCACCCCCAACGGCTGCACCGCAGCCTCGTCTACGATCTTCGCCAGCTCCTCGCGGACAGCGTCGATCGTGTCGAACGCGGTCGCCTTCGACCCGCCGAACACATCGATCTGCAAGCGGGCGGCGTCCACGTGCAACGGCCGCGACATCGGCGGGGCACCGCCGATCCGCACGATCCGCACACACGGGAACGTGGGCGACTCGGGCAGCGCCGTATAGACCCGCTGGCCGACATAGGCGGTCACCTCGGACTGCGCCCGCAGGTACTGCGACACCAGTGCTTCGACGTCAACGAGGGCCACTAGATCTCCTCGAACTCGAGACCGGACGCCTCGACGGCGCGGCGCAACGGCGCAGTCGGTGACGAGTTCACGCTGCCCCACTCCTCCAGGTGGGCGAACGGCCCCGTCATCGCCACCGTGCAACCACGGTCCGTGTCGGTCACCTCGACCGGGCCGGAGCGACCGCCCGGAAAGCCGATGTTCGCCTCACAGTTCCCGGCGATCTCGTCGGACACCTCACGGATGGCCGGGCGCACCAGTTCCAGCACCACGTCCTCGAAGTCGCCCGCCGCCTCGAACGAACCCATCAGGCCGCGCGCCTTGCCGTCAACTCCACATGCGACGTCGACTGGGTGCGAGGGTTCCGCACCGGCCACGGCGGACCCACCACCTCGAGCACCAGCGACCCCACGGTGATCTTGTCGTGACCGTTCACGGTCGTCCCGGCGGGGAGCATCACCAGCCAGTCCTCCTGCTGCACCTCGCCGAGCCCGTCCGACGCCTCCGCCCGGGTGCGCTGCTCGCAGTAACAGACCGTGGCGGTCGTGGCCTCGGTCAGGTCCGGGTTGCCGTACCGGTCCTTCGTCCCCGCGTCCGTCCGGGTCGTGATCGTACACGACTGGTTTAGCAGCCCGGCGAGGCTCACGGGAACACCCGCAGCCGGTACCGGTTCAGCAGCGCCTTCTCCTCGGCGAGCAGCGACACCGCACCACCGGACCGCGAGTAGGACACCGAGTACGAACCGACGCTCTCACTGTTCACGCCGTCCGGGGACTGCAACGAGCGGGCCGCCAACGCCAGGCACACACCCTTGATGTCTCCGGGGATGGTCGCGAACCCGTGCGTGTAGGTCACGGTCACCTGCGCGCCCGGGCCGCCCCAGTCGCCCCACCCGTTGATGAGGTAGTCCGGGCCGTTCACGCTGAGGACCCCGTCCACCTTCGTGCCCCGGTACAGGGTGTGCGCCCCGTCCCATACGTAGTCGGTATCAACCGTCAGCGTGGTGTCACCGATCTTCACGAGCGTGATGGCCGTCACCGGCCGCTCGGGCAGGACCAGCCTCTCGCTCAGGTTCCCCGGCAGGACAGCGGTGGTGGACCCAGACGTGATCGTCTGGTTCGTGTACGCCTGGATCGCCGCAGTCGCCGTGTCCAGCAGGATCGTCGCCCTGGCCGTGTCGATGCTCGCACCGGTGTACGCCTCGAGGTCGGCCTCGGTCGCGAACGCCACAGTCACACCCCCAACACGGTCGGCAACAGAGCAAGCTCACCGGCAGACAGGACCCGCCCCCACTTCACGGCCGCGCCCAGCAGCGCCAGGTCGGGCGGGCCGAACGAGGTGTTTGCCATTGGGTCAGACCTCCCGGTCGTCGATCAGTCGTTGCATCGCTTCCCGGTCGCCGTTGGCGGCCAGGTAGCGGCGGTTCAGTCGCTCATTCACACCGGACGGGCGGCCAATCTTGTCGGCCTGCTTCGACTTCGGGGGGCGCAGGTGCCACACGGACGCCTCGAGCCGATGGTGCGGCCCGGCGAGCGTGTCCAACGCCGCGCCCAGTGACGTGTCCTCACCGCCCCACCCGATGAACCTGGGATCGAACCCGCCGGCCCGGTCGTACGCCTCGGGGGTCAGGGCGAAGATCCCGCCGCCGGGGAACAGACGGTAGGGGTTGGCGTTGCGGGTGCCCAGGTCCAGCGCGTGGCGTGCGGTGGGCCAGGTGACGGGCCGGTCGGGGTCGTGGGCGACCAGCTCGTTCGTCGCGTGGGAGTTGAGGCGGTACACGTTCCCGCACGGCACCACCCACGGGTGAACCGTGGCGAGCTCGGCGGCGTCTTTGAGGGTGGGCCACGACTCGACCCACAGGTCGGCGTCACAGATCACCCACACGTCACCGGTCGCCCACCGGGCGGCGTCAGCGACGGCGTCGGCCTTGCACCACCGGTCGGCCAGGCAGCGCCCCTCGATGATCTCCCATTGGGGGCGCAGCGCCTCCCACCGGGCCCGCAGCCACTCCCAGTTCGTCTCGCGTGTGTCGTTGTGGCCGTCGCCGAGCGGGACGATCAGGCTGACAGAAGGTTGCGCCATGCGGGTCCCTGCGCCTCCCACGAATGAGCGTCAGCCCACGCCCTTGACTCGGCCTGGAGCCCCGTCCGGCGGTCGGGATCAGCCAGCGCGTCCATCGCTGCCGCCAGAACCGACGGGTTCACGTCGTAGACCGGCACCCGGCCGCACGGCATCGTCACCTTCCGCCAGAACTCAGCGTGGACCCGAGGCCCCGGCCACACATGGTTCGGGGTCAGGTCCGACATGAGCACCGCCAGGCCGGCAGCGCACGCCTCCTGCACCGGCAGGCACAGGCCCCCGTAGCGGCGGGGCAACACCAGGGCGTCAGCGTCGTCGTACAACCGCCAGTAGTCGGCCGGCGGGTCGGAGAACGTCACCTTGACGTGTGGTGGGACCGCAGGCCGGGCGGGCACCTCACCGTGCTGCACCACTATGCGGATTTCGCATGGCCTGGTGAGCAGCGGCAGCGCGGCCATGACGGAGTCGGTGCCGTTGCGGTCAGCGAGGGCACGTTTCCCGGCGACGTGAACGAACCGACATGGGCCGTCGTGCGGATCGGCCGGCGTGAACCGGTCCGCTGCCACGGGGTACGGGACGATCTCGGTGTTGCGCGGCATAACGTCTTTGCGCCAAGGGGTCGCCGACCACAGCCTGGTGGGGCTCTGCGCCCCGGTGTAGAACTCGGGGTTCGCGTGCAGGACGGAGGTGACCCCTGCGGCTTCAGCCCACTTGGTGAACCTGGGGTCGTAGAACGTCTCGACGTCGTAGACGACGTCCACGGTGCGGAGCCAGTTGCGAACCGGCTTCGGGTCGAGACCTTGCGCCCACCGGACCTTGGTGGCGAACGGTGCCCGCTCGGGGTGGCTCGGCGCGCTCGGGTCTTTGGTCTCGACGAACAGGACGGAGGCGTTCAGGTTGCGTGCGGCTTCGTAGGACTGGATGCCGATGCCCCTGTTGGTGAGGGGCGAGACGACCCCGACTCTCACAGCTCAGTGACCTTCGGGTCCGTGCCCCGGCCGTCGAGATGAGTACTGCGTTTGATGTCACCCTCCGGGGCGTACATCGTCAACCTGAACCTGGCTGGGTCACGATGCTGCGACCAGTCCGTTTCCAGCACGCTGTGCATCCGGTCCTCGATCATCCCGTCCGACTCACGCCACCACCCGGCATCCAGCCAGTTCCGGTACACCCCCGTCGCTGCCAGGTGTGGCCGCTGCGACCACTGCACCGTCCGCAGCAACGGCACCCCCTCCACATCACGGGGCACCTCGTCCACCATCCGATGCTTGTGAGGATCGAGCACCGACGCCTCGTGGTGAAAGCGGATCAGGTTCGCCGCACCCGACAGCACCGCCCGGGCGCAACCCGCCCAGTCCACGTCCCCCACAAGCGGCGTGTCGTGCTCCACGAACAACACCAGCGGGGTACGCACCTCGTCCAGTATCCGGCGGGTCATCCCCACTTGATGCGTGTGGGTGCCGAACAGGAACGGCACCACGTTGTCCCATTCGAGGTTCGACACCCACGCGAGCCGCCGCAGGTACTCGTCATAGTCCGGCCGGCGGTGCGCCATGTCGGGCGAGACCCCGTCCGCCATGACCAGGATCTCGGCCCCCGGCAGACGGTCACGAACCGACTGCACCGTCTCGGCGATGATGTCCAGCGAAGGATGCGACGGGATCGGCGAGGTCGGCATCAGCACCGTGATCATGTCGTTCACGTCACGGTCAGGGGCAGGCAACCCCGCCACCTCGGCCACGTCGTCCAGCAGGTCCAGCGTCATCTTCCGCTTGTGGCGCACCCACCACGCCTGACACTCGGCGGCGTTGCGAGGCCACCCGTGCAGCGCCGCGGCTATGTACTTCTCAACCTCATGCCAGTAGGCCACCAACTCGAACGGTGCGGCCGGTGCGACCATCTCCCAGTAGCCCCGGTTCGGGTACGGGCCCGGGGCGGTGACGTCTGCGAGGGGGACACACCCGGCCTCGAGCGCTTCGTACAGCCGGAAGCTGTCCGGGGTGGCGGGCCCCGACGGGCACGGCGCCACCTTCGCCCGGGCCATGCGGCCCAGATACTCGTCACGGCCGTAGCCCTGCATGAACCCAGGGGTGGCCTGCACATCGCGCGACCAGCCGCGCTCGGACCGTTCAAGCACATTGAACAGCTCGTGTCGGCGCTTGTGGGTGTTCTGCGCCGACAGGAAGACGTCGGTGGTGCGGTCGGGGTTACCGGTGGCGGCGAGGGTGGGGCGGGTGGCGGGGTTGAACCCTTCCCCGAGGAACCGTGTCCCCTCGGGGTAGTGGCGATCCGGGCGTGGCGTCATCACCCACAGGCGAGCGTTCGGGTGCTCGACCGCGGCGGCGTCGAACGTGGATTCCTCGTCACTGGTGAGGATGAGCACGACCCACGGCAGCGGGGCGATCAGGTCGTTGACCTGGGCGGGCGTGTGGTAGCGGGCGGGGCACACGACCACGGCACCCTCACCCTCTAGTGGAGGGTTCGTGTCGTGGTGGTAGCGGCCGGCGGGGGTGATCAGGTCGACGATGTGCTGGTCATCGCACAGGGGGTGCGCTTCGAGCCACCAGACGTGGGTCATCGGGCATCGAACCGGTAGTGGGCTTCATGGTCCGTCGCCAGGTGTGTGGCGTCGTACCCGGCCTTGTCCATCAGGTGCAGCACATCAGTCGGCGACTGCCCGTAGAAGTCACGCAGGAACTCCTCATGGACCGACACGAACACCGTGGGCCGATGCACCGCCAACGTCCTGGCGGCACCCTTGAGCACGAACCACTCCGAGCCCTCCACGTCCATCGTGAGAACGTTCGGCGCCAGGCCGGTCTTGGCGACGAGGGCGTCCACGGTGGTGGTCGGCACCCTGTCCTGCTCCTGCGCCATGTGGGCGAACCCGGCGGCGGGGTCGATCACCCCGGTCGCGCAGTCCGGCCAGCCACGGAAGAACCCGCGGCGGATGCCGTCAGGGTTGGTGGGGGTCGTGGGCTTGGACCCGACGAACCCGACGTAGGTCGCGGCCGGTGGGGTCAGGTCGTTCTCGTCGAAGATGGCCTTGATGCACGGCCAAACCCACGGGTTCGGCTCGATTGCCACCACAGCCCCTGAGAAGGCCCAGGAGGCGAGCAAACCGGACATGTCGCCCTGCTCCGCCCCGATGTCGTACACGACGTCTGGGGGCTTGATGGTGTCGTGCATTGCGGCGAGGCGTTCCAGTTCCCATTTGCCGCCACCCTCGGGGCGCATGTACTGGATGGCACGGTGCGACGGGAGCCGGATCGTCCACGCGTCGTTCACCCTGGTCGGGTAGTGGTACACCTTCGCCAGATCGTTCACGCCGGCACCCGCTCAGGCCAGTACGACAGGGCGCGCCCGGAGTCGAACGGGGTGGCGAACGTCTCATGTGACGGCATCCCGCCCCACTTCTCGACGTAGAAAGCGGCCAGGCGCGCCGGGTCGATCTCCACGCCCGCAAGCTGGATGCCGTGGGCGAACGACTCGATGGTGACCTCTCCCTCCACCTTCGTCCAGAAGGGCGGCTCGAGCCCGTAAGCCAACGCCAATCTGCGGGAGAAGTCGCAATCCTCCCAGTAGGCGGGGAAGAAGTTCTCGTCGAACCGGCCGACCTTGTCGAACACCTGGCGGTGGAATGCGATCAGGTGCCAGCCGACATAGCGGGCCTCGACCACCGGGAACCCGTCGGGGTCCAACTGGTCGATGAGGTCCATGCCGCCGAGCGGCGAGAACCGGCACGATGCGGACACGACCACGAGCCAGTCGGCTTCGAGCTGGTGCATCCGTTCGATGCCGGCGTTCCACGAGGCGGGCACCCCGGCGTTGTGGCGGGTGTTGTCGATGACGTGGGTGTGGGCCCGGAAGGCGGGGTGCATCGACTGGAGGCACGTCCAGGTGTAGGGCTGGTGGATGCTGGGGAGCACCGCTACGAAGGACACACGGCCTCCAACACCTGCGCCATCCGCACCGAATAGGTATGCCGGCGCAACGTCTCGGAGTGGTTCGCCGCTGCAACCGTTGTGCGGGCGTGGTCGTCCTTGAGGTACCGGTCGATCAGGTCGGCCAGCTTGGCCCAGTCACCCATCGGCCACGTCAGGATCTGGTGGCAGTCCGCCAGGCCCTCGACGAACGGGTGAAGCAGGAACCCGCCGCGACCAGTCACCTCGGGGATGCGGTCCGACCAGTAACGCACCATCTGCCCACCGTCAGCACGAGGCGCCAGGCACGAGTCGCCCACCCACACCTTCACCGAAGCGATCAGGTCACGAAGGTCGTCGCCACGGATACCCGGCTGGCCCGGCTCCGGGAAGAACCGCACACGGTCGCCGTACGTCGAACGCAGCCATTCCACCAGCTCACGCCGGTGCGAATGCTCACCGTGGTAGTGACGCCAGGAACCGAGGAACCCGATGTCGCTGCGCCACTCGTCACGCGGGGTGCCGGGCACGCACTCGAACTCGGACACACCGGGCGGCATCCAATGGTGATTGACGCCGGCCACGGCCCACTCGGTGTCGTGCGCCCCGTCGGTGGAGAAGAAGTGCTCGCACCGGAAGAACGGCTCAGACCACACGGAGTCCTCGCGGCCGTGCTCCCGCAGCCCCCACCAGCGGTCGAGGTGGAACGCAACGGTCGGGACATCGGCCCGGCGGGCTTGCAGCAGCATCCGACGTTGCTCGTCGTGCGGGATGCGCTTGGCGAGGTCGGCGGTGCGGGTCCACAGCACCACGTCGAACTCGTGGACCCGGTTGGTTAGCTCACGCCACCGGTCGGGCTGGCCTTCCTGGCACAGCCACACGTCGTGGCCGAGCTTGTCGAGAGCCCTGCGGACCTCGTTCTCGGTGGACGCTGGCGGGTCGAAGTTCCCGCAGTAGGCAATGTTCATTCCGTACTCCTTTGGCCCAAGGGGAAGGCCCGACGGTGAGGACGGGGCACGAAGCCCCGCCCCCACCACTCCCTCGGGCCAAGGGAGAACTACGCCGTCAGCCTCAGGTGGGCTGCGACACGAGCGCACCGAACGCGAACGTGTTCGCGTCCGACTGGCTCGACGTCGGGGTCACCGGGTCGGCCACCGCCCACGAGCAGCGCATGACGGCGCGGAGGGCCACGCTGCCCTGCTGCATCAGGTTCAGGGCCACGTTGCCGGAGTCGTCCGAGATCACACCCTCGGTGAACACCTTGTAGGTCAGGTCCTGGCGGGTGCCGACGATGGCCTTCGACCAGTCGCCCGCGATCACCGTGTAGTCGGTGTCCCAGGCGCCGTTCAGCACCTCACGGAGCTCCTGGCCGTACAGCGACGGGGCCTGGTCGAGCCCGGCGGCGCTGTTCTGGTAGATCAGCTCACCCGTGGTGGCACGCAGGCCGGCGAGACGCCAGGCGATGCCCGGCGCGGCGGCGAACCCGTTGACCACGTGGCCGTCCTTGGCGATGGCCTGCCCCACGTAGGAGAGGTCGGCGGCGAAGTCGTCGCCCGACACACCCTCGGTGAAGTCGTTGTTGCTGGCCTCGATGCCGGTCGCGAGGGCGGCGCCCCAGGTGGACGGCTTGTTGGTGCCCCACAGCACGGCGTTGTCAAACGCCTTGCCGAACGCCTGGCCGATCAGCGGCATGACCTGCGACCAGATCGGGGTGGCGGAGTCGTCGAGGTACGCCTCGGCGATGGGGACGATGACGGCCAGCTCCTCGGCCACGAGCTCGACGTTCTCCCAGTCGACCGTGCTCGTCTGCTTCATGCCGGTGTCGCCGGTCACGAAGTACGCCTCTGGGAGCGTGGTGAGGACGGGCTGGCGGGCCGACTTGGTCGACATCGGCACCTTGCGGGCGAGCGACATGACGGCGCTCGACCGGGTGGCGACCTGGATCACCTCGGCCGAGTGCTGCTCAGGAACGAGCGGGTCGTTGGAGTTGGACGCGTACGCGTCCCGGGTGATGCTGGTGTTGTAGGCCATCGGGTGGCCCTCCTTGGGGGGTTAGTGACCCCTCGCCTTCCGGCGGATGAGGTCATCCATCGAGAAGCCCTGGGAAGGCGTCGCACCACCACCGGGGAGAGCCGCCGGCTTCGCGCCGACAGCGAGATACGGCTTCGCTTCTGCGAGCCGCTGCACCGCGGCCTTGATGGCCTTGGCGTCGACTTCGCCGTCCTCGTCCACCTCGAACTCGTCGAGGTCCAGCAGACGGACGGCGTCGTCGGGATCGTTCAGAACACCCGCAGCGGCGGCCTTGACCTCGGCGCGCAGCAGTCGGGCGTTCGACACGGCAAGCGCCTCGGCCCGGCCCTCCGCCTTCGCGGCGGCGGCGGCCTTCTCGGCATCGCTTGCGTTGGCGAGCCGGATCTTCTCCAGCTCGGCTTCTGCGGCCTTCGCCCGCTTCTCGGCCGCCTTCGCGGCGGCACGCTCAGCGGCGAGGGCCTTCTTGCCGGCGTCCCCGAGCCCGTCGTCATCGGCGGGCGCAGCGGTCGGCTCCTCGGCGGGAGCCTCGTCGGCTGGCGGGGCGTCCGTCGCGGCGTCAGTCACCGGACATCACCCCACGCTTGGCCCGGGCACGCTTGATGCGCGCCTTCTCGGCCAGGTAGCGCTTGAACTCGTTGATGTCGTGGGCCCGGTCGGGGTCCTTGGCGCGCCGCACCGCCTGCCCGGCCGTCTTGTAGGCGGCCTGGGCCTGCTCGAGCGCACGCAGCGAGTTGGCGGTCTTGGAAGCCGTGACGGACTCCTGCGCCTTGGACAGCTCGTCTCGGGCCTTGTCGAACGCGGCAACGGCCGCGTCGAGGTCATCGACGGGGGATTGCGTGGGCATCGCGCCCCTTTCAGTTGGGGACACCCGTCGCGGGCGTCCGGTGCTCCTCAGGCGGGGATGTCCCCCGGCCCGGAGAAGGCATGGGCGGCGTCGGTGATGACTGCACCGAGCTCGCCGTGCTCGTGGACGGCCACCTCGGGCAAGATCACCTCGCCGGTGGTGCCGTCGACACGGAAGTGGCGGGCCTCCCAGTACGGGCGGTCCGCTCCGGCGTTGGCGTCCTTGATGTTGCGGAGAACCTGCCGGTTGAAATCTTTGATGGCCCGGTCGTTCTCGGCGAACACCGGGGCGATGCCGCATTGGCAGTTGGCGTGGATCGGGGCGAGGTTCGCCGACCTGTACCGCTGCGTGGAGGCGGTGGCGCAGTAGGCGCAGGCGTCAGGGTCGAGCACCCGTTCCCACCCGATGATGTCCGACTCGACCGGGCCGGTGGCCTGCTCCTGGAAGGCGTCAGCGGAGGCACGCATCGACAGCGACACGTCCGACGACGCCGACTGGGCGGCGCGCACACCGGCGGCGTTCATGGCGTCCATGAACTGCGCACCGTTCGACAGCGCCGTCCAGAGCTGCACGAACGGGCGTCGGTACACATCAGCGGGGTCGGTGCCGTTGCGGACCGCGGCGCCGATCAGGTCGTCCGCGACCAGCCCCACCGGGCGGGTTCGGGTGGCACGGGCCAGGTAGGCGTCCGTGAGAGCCACAGTGCGGCGCTGACCGGCCTGCACGACCGGGAGCACCCGGGCCTGGAAACGGGCCACGTCGGCTTCGTCCCACGACCCCAGGTCCCGCCATGTGCGGTCAACCCTGGTTGACACCCGGTTGCGGACGTCGATGACGGCGTCCCGGTAGCGTTCAGCGAGGACCGCTTGGCGGCTAGGCACCGGCCGGCGGGACGGCGGGCTCGGTCAGCGCATCCGGCACGGGGCCAAACAGGTCAACCTCGGCGTTCATCGACTTGAATCGGGCGATCTGCTGCGGCGAGTAACCGGCATCTTCCCAAAGCTGCTCAAGGGGAATGCCGAGCTCCTTGCGCTTGAGCAAACTGTCCGCCAACTCGGCCTCGGTCCGCGACTCCGGGTCGGACCAGATGACCTCCATCGACTCGGCCCCGGCGAGGTGGTCGATCCCGGCGATCCGGCCGGCGAGACGCATGGCCTCCTCCTCGCCCTCACCGAAGAACCGCATCTTGTTGCGGGTCTTCGCGACCAACCCCGTCTCCGCGGCCTTGATCGACTCACCCGACAGGCGGTCAGCCGACGCGTTCAGATAGTGAGGCGGGGTGCGGGACAGGGATGCGATGTGCTGCACCAGCATCTCGATGCCCTGGACGAAGTTGCGGAGGTCCGCCGCCGGGAACGTGCCGAACGACGTGTCAGCAGCCTCGGACACCAGCAGTGAAGCGGTGTCGACTTCGGGCTTTACCGGCTGGTTCGTCACCGGGTCGACCGGCACCTCGAGGCCCGTCGCCCACCTGGCCGGCAGCGCCTGCTTCTCGGAGCCGACCAGCATGTCGGCGATCAGCTTGTTCACGGCGTCCTGCAACGGGATGATCTCGTGGATCTCCGACTGCACGGCGATCCCGTGGCGCGAGTGGCGGATACGCGGCCGATTCGGGAGGGGGATCACGGGCACGACACCCAGCGGGTTCGGCTGCACCGCCTCGCCGTCGTAGGTGTCCGGCTCCCACGCCGTGTTCGCCGCGTCCACGATGTTCATATCGGAACGTGGCTGCGCGGTGCGGAACCGGTGGACGGCGTCCGGCAGGAACACCTCGGCATGGTCGTGGCCCCACTCGTCCCGGTACACCCGGAGGCCGGCGCGGCGGCGGCGGTGCATCTTCGGGTGGCACTCGACGATCGCGTCGTGGGCGTTCGCCACACAGATCTCGGGGGTGTCCTCGTTCTCGCCGTACCACGGGATCAGGTAGGCGACACCACCGACGAGAGCATCGGTGTGGGCTAGTTGGATCTGCCCGTCCATGTCGTTCGCCTGCCAGATGCGCCAGGCGTCCTCGTCCCCGGACGGCTCCTTGCCGACCCGGAACCCCTCGACGTTCAGGCGCTCCTCGACCGCGTCCACGACGACGGCACACCAGTTGTCGGCGAAGGCGGAAAGCTGCTGGCCGAACGACTTGCGGAACCGGTCCGACTCGAACGCGAGGTTCTGGAACCCCTCGTAGTAGTCGG